TTATTAGATAATCTGGTCAAAATCCGTATGGGTGAGACAGATAAACAAATATTAGCAGACCCGATAGTAGCGGGTGGTGACGATACATTACAGTCCTTTAGAGAAGACTTCGACAAGACCAAATATTTAGCTGTAGCTAAGTCACTAGGTTTTGAGATGTCACCATTTGAAGAACATAAAAATTTCAACGGTTGCGAGTTTTTCAGCACACGCTTCTATCTTAAAGATGGTGCTTGGACCTTTAAGGCCCAACGTTTTACCAAACATGTGAAAGCTCTTCGCACTACTAAATTGAAAGATTTGGCTAGTGCTCTGAGTAGCCACATGGCTAATCACGTTTGGGACACCGGTAAATACAACTTCTTTAAGAATATGTTCATGGCTCTCCGCAAGAACCATCCGGACGATTTTCCTTTGACTTTTATGATTCAGCAAAAACAGCTGCAATATAGAGTCTTAGGTTGTGAAGTGGTGTGCTAGTTTAGCACTCCGGTCTTGGATCGACGTTAAATTTCCACGTTGCATGTGTGTTGTTTTTTGTATACATATATATATTGTATTGTAGAGGTTAAGGTTGGTGGTCGAAAATGACGGATAACGACTTGCCTGAGTGGGGTTTCCCTTATTTGGATGAGAAATACACCGGCGCTTATTGGTCCGATGGCAAATGGCAGTCTTCTGTGCCAGACGGTAAAACGAAGCCTAATAGTCGTTTAGACAAGCAGTCGCGTATACATGATACTAGTTATCATTACTGCGCGGGTGACCTTGACTGTAACGACATGGCTGATCGTGAGTACCGTAAACGCACATCTAAGATGTCCTTCGTGCCTCGCACCATAGGCCAATTACCCCAGTATTTCCACAAACCCAAATTAAGAGGAAACGCTCGAATAGCGTATCCGATTTCTCAAACACCAGGTGGTGAAAATAAGATGAAGTTTAATGTTTGGAATAATCGCTTGACACCAAGTGCTCTAGCAGAACGTATTACAGCTTTACAACGTAAAGCTGATGAAGCGGCTCGTGCTAAGACACGTGTGGAAGCGAAACCAGCCAGCAACGATTCACCTCAAATCATCACGACTACTTATTCCGGCGACGGTCTCGAAAACGAGATAATAGCAGGTGCTCCAATGACGTACACAGGTAGTGACGTCTGCGAAGTACCTTTTCAAACGGCAACTGATAGTAACATTAGCGAACCAAGCGTGAACGCATTAACGGTCCTGCGAAGGTTACGTAGAAGAAGACGTAAGAAACGGAAGTACAATATTGCATAATTACATTTAAAGGTTGGAAGGCGGCGAAATAATGACTAAGAATAAGAGTAATAAGCAGGCTAAAATGCCAAAAGCGAAGAAACAGCAACCACGTTTCTCAGACGTATCTACTGTACGTACTGCTCCGGTAGCTATAGGTAACTCCATTCGTGGTAGTAAACCAATAGTCACAAATTCAGTAAACGGCGCTAGAGTCGTAGGACGCGATTTTGCTTTCGAGCTCAAAAGCACGGTGGCAACAGCTACTGCTTGGAGCTGTATCGGTGGTATGCCGATAACACCAGCAGTGTTAGCCACATCCTCCTTACGTTCTTACACGCAGATGTTTAGCGTTTTCAAAATTAATAGACTAGCGTTTCATTATATCACATCATCTCCGACTTCACAAGCCGGTGACGTGTTGTTCTATTATGAACGCGAGCGCGTTTCACCAATGATCGACTGGACCAACAGCAGTTTCCTGCCTTTTGTCTTATCTGACCCATCTACTATACTTGGGCCACAATGGCAAAATCACACAGTAAATGTGCGACCAGTACCGGAATTCAAAAGTACTAACTTTGGATTATCGACCGATCTCAATGAAGAAGCGTGCGGTTCAATTATTGCTTTTAGTAAAACTAACGCAGCTAATTCACCTGGTTATATGTTAGTTGACTTTGATATCACGTTCAAAGAAATGTGTATCAACCCACGAGCTGGTATTTTACCAATCTCGCGTGGACTGTTCAACTACGTAACACTAGGCAAAACAGCTGTGGCTACAACAGCAGCTACAACTCAATTGAAAGCATTGGTACAAGGCACTAATCCAGA